ATGACCATGAACACGCAGGCACAGAAGACAGACGAGGAAGAGACCTTCGAGGTCGATCTGGATGCTGCTACCTCTGAGAAAGAGGACAAGCGGCGTAAGTCCAAGGAGTCCGCGAGCAAGGACGACAGCGACTTCGAGCTTGAAATCGTTGACGACGTGAAGCCCGAGGACAAGCCGCGCCGTGCCGAGGATGCTGAACCGAACCTACCCTCCGAGGAGGAAATTGAGAGCTACAGCGAGCGGGTCCAGAAGCGTATCAAGCAACTCAAGTTTGAATACGAGGAGGAGCGCCGCCATCGCGAAGAGGCCGCACGCATCCGCGAAGAGGCCATCCAGTACGCTCAGCAGGTTCAGAACGAGAACCACCAGCTGCGTCAGCGGCTTGAGCAGGGGCAGAACCAGACCCTTGAGCACGCCAAGGCACGTGCCCAGACGGAACTTGAGGCAGCAAAACGCACCTACAAGCAGGCTTATGAGTCTGGTGATGCCGATGCGCTTCTTGAAGCACAGGCTACGCTGAGCAAGGCTCAGAACGACCTGTACCGTCTTGAAAACTTCCGCCCGCGCCCTCAGCAGCAGCCGCAGCAGCAGCCGCAACAATACGCGCAGCCTCAGCAGCCGCAGCAGCGTCCCCAAGCACCGCAGCTTGATGACAGGCAGAAGACGTGGCTACAGAATAACCCTTGGTTCGGGAAGAACGAGGAGATGACCGGATACGCTTATGGATTGCATGAGCGGCTGGTAAAGTCCGGAGTTGATCCAAACAGCCAAGAGTATTACAATCGCATAGATGAAACGATCCGGAAACGCTTTCCGGAGGAGTTCAACGAGGAGCCGACTCAGGAGGTCGAGGCGGAATCTCGTAAACCGGCTAACGTGGTGGCCCCGACAAGCAGAAGCACGTCGAAAAACCCACGCAAGGTGAAGTTGACCTCCACACAAGTTTCTCTCGCCAAGAAACTGGGCCTCACGCCCGAACAATACGCGGCGCAAGTTCTGAAGGAAGCAAAGAATGGCTGACCGTACTCCACGTAAGACCGAGACCCGCGAGGCTACCTCGCGCAAAAAGACGTGGCAGCGCCCCTCCGCGCTACCCGTCCCTGAACCCCGTGACGGGCTTAAGTTCCGTTGGGTTCGCACGTCCACTCTCGGAGAGAGTGATAACCGCAACGTCTCGGTTCGTTTTCGTGAGGGGTACACCCCCGTGAAGGCGGAAGATCACCCGGAAATGATGCTCCTCCCCGACCTTGACTCAAGGTTCGCAGACCAAGGGAACATCGAAGTGGGTGGCCTCATGCTTTGCTCCATCCCCGTCGAAATTGCGGAGAGTCGTGAGGACTACCAAAACCAAGCTGCGCAGCAGCAAATGGACGCGGTGGACCGTAACTATCTCCGTGAATCTCATCCGTCGATGCCCGTTCTTCAACCGGAGCGGTCAACGCGGACTTCATTTGGTGACTGACTCCATGATGGGGCAGTCGCTAGACCATAGGAGAGACTAATGTCTTCGATTGCCGCCCCGTTTGGGCTGCGTCCGATTGGTCGTCAAGGTGCTGGTGGACAGGAAGTGTTCAGCCAGTTCCCCATTGCTTCGGGTTACGCCACCAACATCGCCACTGGCGATATGGTGCAACTCGTTGACGGGGGCACCGCGACCACCATCGAAAAGCAGTCCGGGACTGGTGACACGACGACCGAGATTGATATCTACGGTATCTTCCTCGGTTGCTCGTACACCGACCCCAACACCAACCAGTGGACGTTCAGCCAGCTGTGGCCGTCTGGCACTGTTGCCAGCGACGCAATGGCCTTCGTCGTGGACAACCCTGACGTCGAGTTTGCCATCCAAGCGGATGGTGCCCCGGCGAATACGGGTGACATCTACGGCAAGAACGCGCCGCTCGTGCAGACCGCCCCGAACACTTCGCTGAAGATCAGCCGGGTCGCTCTGGACATCTCCGCGATCAGCACCGACCCCCAGCTTCCGATCCGCATCATCGACTATGTGGGTGGGCACGCTGGCGACGAGTTGGGGTCCTCGTACCCGATCCTCCGGTGCCGGTTTAACTATCACCAGCTGACCAGCACCACTGGTTCTAGCTAAGGAGGAGTGATCTAAATGGCTATTTCGAGAGCACAACTCCTTAAGGAGCTGGTACCCGGCCTGAACGCGCTGTTCGGTATGGAGTACGACAAGTACGAAAACGAGCACGCGGAAATCTACGAGACGGAGAACTCGGAGCGTAGCTTCGAGGAGGAAGTCAAGCTGTCGGGCTTCGGGGCTGCACCGGTCAAGCCGGAAGGCTCGGCTATCACCTACGATACCGCACAAGAGTCGTTCGTGGCGCGCTACAACCACGAAACGGTTGCCATGGGTTTCTCCATCACGGAAGAAGCCATGGAGGACAACCTGTACGACTCGCTGTCTTCGCGGTACACGAAGGCGCTGGCCCGTGCCATGGCGTACACCAAGCAGGTGAAGGCTGCGTCGCTGCTCAACACCGGTTTCACCACGTTCCAGTCGGGCGATGGTGTGACCCTGTTCAGCACTTCGCATCCGACGGTTGCTGGTGGCACCAACGCCAACCGCCCGGCAACGGACGCCGACCTGAACGAGACGTCGCTTGAACAGGCCGTGATTGACATCGCGGCATACGTGGACGAACGCGGTCTCCTGATCGCTGCTCGCCCGCGCAAGCTCATCGTTCCTCCGGCGCTCATGTTCGTGGCCACCCGTCTTCTCCAGACGGAACTGCGGACCGGTACCGCCGACAACGACACCAACGCTCTCCGGACCAACGGTTCGATCCCCGAGGGCTACCGTGTCAACCACTACCTGACGGACACTGACGCGTGGTTCCTGACCACCGACGTGCCGAACGGTATGAAGCACTTCGTGCGGACTCCGATGCAGACCGGCATGGACGGCGACTTCGACACGGGCAACGTGCGCTACAAGGCGCGTGAGCGTTACTCGTTCGGTGTTTCCGACCCGCTGGGCATGTATGGCACAACGGGCGCTTGACCTCGTACATACCTACAGGTAATGATTAGGGCCTCTTCGGAGGCCCTTTTCTTTTGGAGAAACTATGGCGCGCTTTAGTATACGAGAGAACCACCCACTTTACTCCAGATGGCATTGGCATAAGAACCGCCATAAAGCTGGTATGGTTCTTGAGTGGGCAGGGGATTTTTGGGCTTTCGTACGTGGCGTAGGAGAGCCAAGAGATGGGTATACATTGCGTCGTATTAATAAAGACAAACCGATAGGACCAAGCAACTTTGAGTGGCGCAAAAAAGAGTTCTCCGGCCTACACAAAAACAGAGCCGCTTATCAGCGTGCTTACCGTAAGCTACGCCCAGCTAACGTAAGAAACACAGAGCTAAAGAAGTTGTACGGTATTACTTTGGCGGAATACAATGCGATGCTGGAGAGCCAAGGCGGTGGGTGCGCTATCTGTGGAGGCCAACAAACGCATAGCCGATTCAAGAATCTATCTGTTGACCACTGCCATGATACCGGGAAGGTACGTGGGTTATTGTGCAATAACTGTAATTTGGCGATTGGGAAGATAGGTCACGATGTGGACAAAGCTCGTAAGATGGTACAATACTTAGAGCGGTAAGAGGTTCCACCACTCACGGGACCAGAGGGGGCGGATTTACCGCCCCCTTTTCTTTTTATGCTAATCGAAGTAGTTTGTACGTACCGACACATCTCCTCCCGAGTGTTGGCTGGGGGTAGCGTGGCTGGCCGCTTGGACGCTACCCCCTTCCTATCTCCACCATATTTATGTATGCTGTGCCTACACGGGGCATAAATCGAGTCATGCAGACAGGACGCCCCTCCTGACGCTACACAGACTGCATGGCAAATCCTTGTGTAGAAAGGTACGCACATGGCTTCCACCACGTTCTCTGGCCCGGTGAACTCGACCAACGGTTTTGTTGGCGATATTCAGGTCCCCACCTACACCGTCGCCACCCTGCCTTCCGCATCGTCGGCTGGTGCTGGCACCGTTCTGTATGCCTCTGATGCCCTGAAGGCGTCGGAGACGACCGGCAACGGCACCGGCAACCTCGTTTTCTCGGATGGCACCAACTGGATTCGTGTCGATACTGGCGCGACCGCAGCCGCATAAGGTGACGCATGAGCGCGAGATTTAAGCCCGCCGGTAAGGAGGAGCTTGCTCGCCGTGAGCAAGCTTCCAAGGCATCCGCCCCGAAGCCCACTTCCACCAAGTCTTCTACGTCGAAGGCTACGGCCAAGAAGGGGACTAAGAAGTGAGCATTGACTCAGATATAAAAGCTGTCCGCGTCACCGCGACTGGAGATACTGGCTCCGGGCGCGCACGGCTGAGGGGTATTCACGTATCCGCCGCTGCTGGTGGCGGTCGCCTGACCATCACGGATGGAAATGGTGGTACTACCCTTTTCGATGCTGACTTTACGGCATCAACAGACGGTGAGGTAGATATCCCCGGAAATGGCATTATTGCCAAAAACGGGCTGTGGGTTTCAGCGATCACCAACATCACTTCAGTGACGCTGTTCTACGCCTAGGGGGATGCCGATGGC